GCGCCATATCTGGTGCGTCGTTTGCGGCGGTAAACTTTTGGCATACACTATATACAGGTATGAAAAGTTTAAAAGAAAAATAATTAATCCCTTATGACTTCATATAGATGCTTCGCATCTATATGAGTAGTTTCTACTGATTCATAGAGGCCGCCAGTGACTGCACCCATAGCGGCGGCTCTATATGTAATTGAATAATTAATTATTTTTTTTAAATACATATTTTTCCTTATAATATATATGGATCAAAATATGGTTCCAGTTGGTTCCGAAAATTCGGTGGTTGGTAATACTAGGACCCACCGAATTTCGCCCGCGGTACATTGGAGATTCACACTTAACAACTGGACGGTAGAGGAACGTACAGACATCCTGGATATATGTTTGAATAAAGAGATCATAAAAAACTATTGTTTCCAGGAGGAAACGGGAGAAAAGGGAACGCCACATTTGCAAGGATACATTGAGTTCCAAGTTAAGCATCGACCTAAAGAAATCTTTATTAATAAAAGGATAAGTTGGCGAGGTTGCAAGAAGCCAAAGGCGGCTGCGGAATACTGTCAAAAGACTCATACAAGAACGGGTCAAACATATACAAATATGAAATTTAAAAAGCCACTAAAAGGAATTATAACTCAGTTACACGGTTGGCAACAACAAGTAGAAGCAATTGTAAGAGAAGAGCCAGATGATAGAACTATACATTGGTACTGGGAGCCTACGGGTAACGTTGGCAAGTCTGCTTTATGCAAGTACCTAGCAGTTCACTATGATGCCTTATGTGTAAGTGGAAGGGGGGGTGACGTAAAATATGCAGTCATGAAATATATCGAAGAGAAGGGTTTCGATCCTGAAATAATATTATATGATATACCTCGATTCAATCAAGACTATATAAACTTCGAAGCTCTTGAGTCGATAAAGAACGGGTTATTCTTCTCGAATAAATATGAATCTAAACAGATAATTATGAATTGTCCACACATTATATGCTTCAGTAATCAGCCTCCTGATATAAGCATGATGAGCAAAGATAGATGGAACATTGTCAAAATTGATAAAAATTTTATATACGATCCTGACGATACATACAAAACAGAGGACGGCTTCATAACTGTTTAATTTTGCACGCTTTCCCCCTCCACCCCTGACATGGTGGAGGGTGAAGGGTGAAAGCTGAAAAAAATAAGAAGAAATTTATATTTTTTTCTATCGCGGATATTTCCGCGTTAGGCCTGTATCCTAAGGGGGGGCTCAGGACTTGACAAGCACGCGACGATCGAAGAATTCAACATAGTATAACAAGTCAACTTTTATAATACAATCTGCTCCTTGAGTTGGATCTGTTGACTGATGCCCAACGGTCAACAAGGGAGATACAACAGGGTCCGCGGAGGTCAGTGCCTGGTTAGTGTCATCAGTTTTGAATTGAACCTTGGATACCCCCAGGATTAAGGGATTCGACACATAACCTTTTACAGTCCGGATACCCCCGGCACCTTCAACGCCTAACATTCCTGTCTTGGCGTAAGGCGATTCATTGATTACATCCATATCTGTAGGGGTATTTGCATTGGGACGAACCAGAATTATCCACTGCTGCGGTTCAGTAGTTGATTTGTTTACAAAGGTTACCTTATAGGCCACGCCATAAACTCGGTACCTATTGTATAAGATACTGAATTCATCAAACGCCAAAGGCTGATGACCTCCGATATTATAACGCGGGTCAAACAACGAAGCAGTTCTGTATTGAGTTACTGCGGGCAATCCATAGCCCGTAAAGCTCAACTGCTGTTGCTCGCTATACCTAAGACGGGTGAAAAATCTATCTGGTAAAGCGCTGGGTCGTTTAACCATAACCTTAGAAGGACCAGAACGGCGCTTAGTCCTGCCGCGATAATTGCGGCGAGTCGTACCCTTTCTTGCGCCATATCTGGTGCGTCGTTTGCGGCGGTAAACTTTTGGCATACACTATATACAGGTATGAAAAGTTTAAAAGAAAAATAATTAATCCCTTATGACTTCATATAGATGCTTCGCATCTA